CGTTGTGGTAAGAGTAGGTTGTCTGCAGTAACCCTATTGATTGAAGGGTTAAACTGTCCTGAAGGTTCTAGTGTGATGTATGTGGCACCAACCCTCGGTCAAGCCCGGACGATTATGTGGGACTTGTTGATGGACTTAGGAAAGCCTGTCATCAAATCTGCTCACATCAACAACCTTGAGATAACTTTGGTGAACGGCAAGAAAATCCTCATTCGAGGCGCTGATAACCAAGACTCTTTGCGTGGTGTGTCTTTGTCGTACTTGGTAATGGACGAGGTCGCTTTTATCAAGTCAGAGATTTGGGAACGAGTACTTCGTGCTGCTTTGTCAGATAAAAAAGGTAGAGCCATGTTTATCTCGACCCCATCTGGACGAAACCATTTCTATGATTGGTTTCAATTAGGACAGAGTGGAGACGATGCAGATTGGAAGTCTTGGCACTTTACCACCGCTGACAATGAAACGATTGACCCGAAAGAGATTGAGGCTGCAAAACGCACATTAAGTTCTTTTGCGTTCAATCAAGAGTACCTGTCTTCCTTCAATAATGCTGGCGCAGGATTATTTAAAGAAGAATGGATTAAGTTTGGCGATGAACCTGACATTGGTTCGTGGTATATTGCGGTAGACTTAGCTGGCTTTGAAGATGTCGCTAAAAGCGCTAACGCCACTAAGAAAAGACTAGACCAGTCCGCTATCGCAGTTGTAAAAGTAACCGATGATGGTACTTGGTTTGTCGACAAGATTGAAGCTGGTCGCTGGGATATACAGACTACTGCACTCAATATCTTAAAGAATATTAGAGAGTATGAACCTCTAGCAGTTGGTATCGAGCGAGGGGCGCTAAAGAATGCAGTATTGCCTTACCTTAGTGATTTGATGCGAAAGAACAACTGTTACGCTCATATCTTAGATTTGACGCATGGCAATAAGAAAAAAGTAGATAGGATTGTTTGGGCTTTGCAAGGTCGCTTCGAGCATGGACGAGTTATACTCAATGCTGAAGAAGACTTTGAAGAGTTTGTTGACCAACTACTAATGTTTCCAACCGCACAGGTGCATGATGACTTACCTGATGCGTTAAGCTATATCGACCAACTCGCTGTCACGAGCTACAGTATTGACAACGACGAAGACGATTGGGAAGCTCTTGATGTAATTAGTGGCTATTGATAAAGGAATAAAATGGCTGAAAATATGGACATGAACGAAAGTACTGTTTGGGAAGAACCTTCCGAATCAGATAAAGAATTAACTGCCTTTGTTATTCAACATTGCGACAGATGGAGAGATTCCAGAGACGAGAACTATTTAGAAGACTGGAAAGAGTACGAAAGAATTTTCCGTGGCGTATGGGCTGACGAAGACAAGACACGAGAGTCTGAGCGTAGTCGCTTAATTAGTCCAGCTACACAGCAAGCGGTAGAAACCCGCCATGCTGAAATCATGGAAGCTATCTTTGGTAACGGAGAGTTCTTTGACATCAAAGACGATGTTAGAGACTACAACAACAATCCGATGGATGTTGAAGCTATTAAGGTACAACTTAAAGAAGATTTAGAAAAACATAAGATTCGTAAGTCGATTGACCAAATCGAATTGATGGCTGAGATTTACGGTACTGGTATTGGCGAGATTATCGTCAAGCAAGAGAAAGAGTTTGTCCCTGCTACGATGCCAATGCCGGGCATGGAACAAGCCGCCTATGGCGTACAAGAAAAAGAGTACTTCTGCGTCAAGGTTAATCCTGTCAATCCTAAGAACTTCTTAATTGACCCCAACGCTACCTCGATTGACGATGCGATGGGCTGTGCCATTGAGAAATTTGTGTCTATTCACAAAGTAGTAGAAGGAATGGAAAAGGGTATCTATCGTAAGGTAGACATCGGACCTGCTGGTAACGATGATGACCTCGAAGTTACTCAAGAAGTAGTTCAGTACCAAGACGACAAAGTCAAGCTCTTAACCTACTACGGATTAGTCCCTCGTGAGTATCTAGAGCAGTTAGAGAACGAAGGTGAAGAAGTAATTGACCTCTTCCCTGAAGACAGCACCGCTGACAGCTATAGCGACCTCGTAGAAGCTATTGTCGTTATCGCTAACGATGGACTCTTACTCAAGGCTGAGAAGAATCCCTACATGATGCAAGACCGCCCTGTTTTGGCTTATCAGGACGATACTGTCCCTAATCGTTTTTGGGGTCGTGGTACTGTCGAGAAAGCCTACAATATGCAAAAGGCTATCGATGCTCAACTACGCAGTCACCTAGACAGCTTAGCGCTGACAACCGCACCGATGATTGCGATGGATGCTACTCGCTTACCTCGTGGCTCACGCTTTGAAGTCAAGCCCGGTAAAGCAATCCTTACTAATGGTAATCCAGCAGAGATTCTATTCCCATTCAAGTTCGGACAAACTAGTCCTGAGAACTTCGCTACCTCTAAAGAGTTTGAGCGTATGCTTCTAATGGCAACTGGAACGCTAGATAGCCAAGGCGTAGTATCACAGGCTTCCAGAGACGCTTCTGGCGCTGGTATGTCAATGGCAATGGCTGGCATTATTAAGAAGTATAAGCGGACTCTGACGAACTTCCAAGAAGACTTCATGGTTCCGCTAATTAAGAAAGCAGCCTTCCGTTATATGCAGTTTGACCCTGAGCGTTATCCTTCTGTAGACATGAAGTTCATGCCTAGCGCTACTTTGGGTATTATGGCTCGTGAGTACGAACAACAGCAGCTTATTGGCTTGTTGCAGACCCTTGGACCAAACACTCCAGTACTACCAATCATCCTTAAAGGCATTATTGGTAACTCTAGCCTGTCTAATAGGGCTGAATTGGAGCAAGCATTGACCCAAATGAGTCAACCAGACCCACAACAGGCTCAAATGCAGCAGATGGCGCTACAGATGGATATGCAACAGAAGCAAGCCACTACCCAGTCACTACAGGCTAGGGCGCAAAGAGACTCTGCAGAGGCTGCTAAGACAGTTGTAGAGACTCAAATGATGCCAGAAGAGCTTCGTGCCAAGGTTATTAGTTCGTTATCTACTAACATTGATAGTAAAAACCAAGAATCTGAGTTCGCTAAACGAGCTAAGATAGCAGAATTGATGCTCAAAGAAGCCGATATTAAGAATAAAGGCAAGATTGTTGAGCTTCAGATGCAAAAACAACAAAAGATGTAAAAATTACTTGACTTTTTTATAAAGTTGTGGTAAAATGCACCTATAAATGTAAGTAAGCGCTAACTAACTTACTTCCTAAATAAAAAAGACATTCTCCAACAAGGACAAAGAATGATAGATAAAAAACTACAAGAATACTATGAGAGTCGCTTTGCAATGATGGCGACTCAAGGCTGGTTAGATTTGATGGAAGATGCACAGAATATGTTCAATTCCTTAAATCAAGTATTACCAATCCAAAACGAGACTGATTTACAACTAAAGCGTGGACAACTGGACATTCTCCAGTGGTTAATCAGCTTAAAAGATGTTTCAGAGCAATCCTACGAACAGCTCTTGTCGGGAGACACGGCGAATGAGTAGGAAGTTATATGACTTTAAATGCTCAGAAGGACATATCACAGAGAGTTTTGTTACAGATGAAACAACAGTAATTCCCTGTGAATGTGGTTTAGATGCTAACCGAATTATTTCGCCTATACGAATTAGTTTAGATGGCACTGACCCTGTTTTCGTATCTGCCTACGATAGATGGGCGAAAAGGCACGAAGACAAACAGAAGCAAGAAGCAAAGCAAAACGCCTGAGATACCTTTATTGGGAAATAAAGCCTCAGATTATTAATCCTAAAATCACTTGATTCGGTGACAGGAGACTTTAAATGGCAGCAACATTTATTCAAGACGAAGAACTGTTTGAAAGCAATGAGCAAGAAGTAGTACAAGATGTTACAACTCCAGAGGCATCAACAACTGATGCACAACCTGAAGTTAAACAACAAGAACCAGTAGATGAGTTACCTGAGAAGTATCGAGGTAAATCTGCAGCAGAAATTGCAAAGATGCACCAAGAGGCTGAAAAGCTAATCGGTCGTCAAGCAAACGAGGTTCACGAAGTACGAAGTCTTGCAGACCAGCTTTTAAAGCAACAACTCGAAGCTCGAACAAAAGAAACAGCGCCTATTGAAGAATCGCTTGAAGAAGACTTTTTTGTAGACCCTAAACAGGCTGTCAACAGACAAGTAGAAAAGCATCCTGCTGTAATTGAAGCTAGACAAGCAGCATTAGAAATGAAGAAGATGAAGACGGCACAACAACTGTCGGCTAAACATCCTGATTTTACCACTATCGCACAAGATACTGGATTCCAAGATTGGGTTAAATCTTCTAAGATTCGACTGAACTTGTTTGCCAAAGCTGATGCAGAATTTGACTTTGATGCCGCTGATGAGTTGCTAAGTACTTACAAAGAACTTAAACAAATCAAACAGCAAACTCAAACGACTCAAACTGCAGCAGTAGAAAGCAAAGCTCAAGAACAAGCAATGAAGGCAGCTACAGTTGATGTTGGTGGCGCTGGCGAGAGTAGCCGAAAAGTATATCGTCGAGCAGACCTAATTAAATTGAAACTTACCGACCCTAGTCGTTATGAAGCACTACAGGATGACATCCTAGCAGCATACGCAGAGGGAAGAGTTAAGTAATTTTAGACTTAATAATTAACAAAGGATATTAATCATGGCAGCAGTAACATACCCCGGCGGTAGTACATCTATCGTCAACAAAACAGCAGCAGACAAGTTTATTCCAGAGATTTGGAGTGACGAAGTAGTAGCTGCATACAAAGCAAACTTAGTTCTTGCAAACCTCGTCCGTAAAATGTCTTTCAAAGGCAAAAAAGGCGACACACTGCATATTCCTAAGCCAACTCGTGGCGTAGCAGCAGCTAAAGCAGCTAACACTGCAGTAACCATTCAAGCTAACACCGAGAGCGAAGTACAAGTTCTCATCGACCAACACTTCGAGTACAGCCGTTTCATCGAAGACATCGTCGAGACTCAAGCATTGTCTTCCTTGCGTTCTTTCTACACAGAAGACGCTGGCTATGCTTTAGCTAAGAAGGTTGATGACACCCTCATCGCTGGCGGTAAGTCTTTCGGCGACGGTGACGCTTCTGACTGGGTTCATAGCAACGCATACTTTATCGATGCAAGCACAGGTTTAACTGCTTACGCATTAGACACCGTTACCACATCTGATGTATTTACCGATGCTGGTTTCCGTAAGCTCATCCAGTTAATGGACGACGCTGATGTTCCAATGGATGGTCGTAAGTTTGCTATTCCCCCATCACTCCGCAATGCAATCATGGGCGT